CCGTCTCGCGTGCCGCCGCAGTCGCATCCGAGATGGTGCCCACGAACCCCTACGCGCGCGTCGTAGTTCTCGATGATCTGCTCCAGGGCGCCCCGCAGCGCCGCGTGCTCGGCGCGGGCGGCGGCGATCATGGGCTTGAGAGCCGCGCGCGCCCGCAGCGGCGTCGGCTCGACAAACTCGTGGAGTTTGTCCAGCGCTCTCTCGACCGCTCCCGCCTGCGCGCCCGCTCGGGACTCGGGGGCGATCGTCGATCCGGCCAGGGTCGCGTGCTCCAGGTGCGAGTGAATGTCGCGGTCCATCAGCGACGAGAATCGCCGGCCGCAAATGAGGCAGTCGCGCTCGCTCACCGTCCCTCCTCCCGCGCGCGATGGGCGCGCAGCTCGGCCAGATGTGAAACCGCCCTCCCCTGAGAGCCCGAAGCATGGTGGGGAGGGCGGGCCTGCAAGCAGGAAAGAACGACCGGCCCGCTACGGGGCCAGCACGTCCACGGTAGCCGCGCAGAGGTCATCCGTCGAGCCGGCGCCCAGGCTCTTCATCGGCGCCCCGTCGAGCAGGACGAGCACGACCTCGCGATCCGTGTCGAGCCATGCCACGCCGCCCAGCGAGACGATGCCCGCTCGGACCTCTTCGAGCAGGGCGAGCCGGCTCATCCCGTTGTGCAGCGGCACGTCGATCGACCCCATGTTGGTCTGCACGTAGAAGTGCGATTGCCAGTGCAGCGCCTGCGGGTCCCTGCTCTGCATCCCGGTCGTCGCCGCCGCGAAGCCGCGCACGTTTCCGTCCACGCCGACCGCTCCGAGCCCTGGGCCCGAGCCCGCCGGCTTCGTGATGGAGTCCGTCTCGCCGGTCTTCTGATCGCTCGTCGAGACCTTCTTGACCTTGGCCTCCGTGAAGTGCGACGGGTTGTCGCCGTGCGGAGCCACGTTCATCACGTCGCCGAGTCCGGCCGTGTCGATCAGGGGCTGCCCACCGACCGTGTTCGCCGGGTCGTTCGCTGCCGCGCTGATCGCGCTCTGCATCGCCTCGCGCTTCATGGCCGGCGTGAAGCTCGGGTTGAAGCTGCACGCGGCTCCGATGGTCTTCTTCTGGAGCTTGCCTTGGCCGTCGTAGTACGCGACCTCGATGTGCGTCGTCGCCGTGCCCGTCCCAGCCGGATCGCCGTAGTCGATGGTCCAGGTGTTTTGAGCAGAGGCGGGGAGGGCGAGGGTGGCCAGGACGAGGGGGAGCAGGAGCTTGAGCATCTGTCGTTCTCCGTGGTAGTGGGCCCGAGGGCCCGGACGTCTTCGACGCTACCCCTGGACTACCGGAGCCGCAACGGAGAAAAGCGGCCCGCCGTGGTCAACGCTCCGGCTCAAGTCGAAGCTCCCACGGCGGGCCGGCAGGACATCTCCCGTTGCGCAGTGGACTACAGGGCGCCCCCGGAGGTTTTGCCAGAAAAATCTGAGCGCCTGCACCAACGTGAAGGTTTGTCCGATCCCCCCCGGCGGGGCATCAGGAACACGCGTGCGCGCGGATAAGGGCGCGCGCGAGGCAATCGCCGTAAGTGCTTTGCCGATCTGGACTTAGCCTCGCGCGCGCGACCTTCAAGCGCGGGCGCGCGGCCGCGTTGAGAATGAGGGCAACGTCGGCAGATCGTCCTAAGTGCCTACAACGGCTGCACTTGCGCGGGATAGCGTATCCCGCGCCACGCTGCGGCCCGGCAGGGTAGCTAGCTCGCGAGCATCGCGCTCGCTTGCCTTTGCTACCCTGTGCGCTTTCGCCGTTGCCTCCTCCGCTGCGCAGGCTTGCGCGCCTTGCGTCCGGACGGGTTCCGAGGGTATCAGGTCAAACTCGACTCGGACGCGTCCTGCGCGATCCTAGGCGGTCCTCGCCTCTGCCACGCTCTGCCAGCCTCTGCCTTCCACTGCCGGCCCGTGCTCCACACTGCGCGCCCTTGCGCATCCAAGCGCAGCGGCCCGACACTCCGCACGGGAGAGCCGGGCCGCATGGAAGGGCGCGAGCGGAAGCTAGCGCGGACCGCTCCAGTAGCATGCGCCGCATAGGAGCCAACCGGAGGCTAGCCGATGCCAGCTTTCCGGCGTCACGGCCGCGCCGCAGCCGGCGCACTTGCGCAGCGGGACGGCGGGCGCCGTGCGCAGCTCGCCCGCAACCTCCGCCGCTTCGGACGTCAAGCCGAGCCGATCTGCCTCGCATGCGTCCGCGATCATTGCGCGGGCCATCGGGTGAGGTTGCACTCCAAGCCGCCGGTAGCACTTGCCGCAGTGATCCTCGCCCAGTGCCTCGCACGGGGCGCCACAGTGGACGCACGGGTTCATCGGGGACGTTCCCAGCATCCGCAGTCGTCGGTCCGGGTGTTGGCCTGTCCGCAGTGGGCACACTCGATCGGCCCGGGCCGCGGATCGAGCCCGCGACGCTCGCACTCGATCTCTGCCAGCTCTACGTACTCCTCGCGGTCCGCCTCGCGTTCCTTGTGGAGCACGCCGAGCACTTGCGCATCCGTGCAAGCGCGCAAGTAGTCTTGAAATTCGATCCGTTGCCATCGGTTCATCGTCGCATCCTCCGCCGTTGCACTCCGCGCCACTGTAGCACCGTCGCGACCGTCGCGAAGAGTGCCAGTAGCAGCCAGTAGATCGCGCGCTCGATTCGTTCGCTCATCGCACCGTGCCTCCGTCCGCGCAGAAGCCGGACAAGAGATCGTCCACGTAGCGCGGCTCGACGACGAGCGCGCCCGCCCACCATGTGCCGGCGGTATGCTCGTCCAGCCAAGCGCGCGCGTCGTCGTCCAGTGGGCGGACGAGCGCGACGGTCCCGTGATTCTCAATGGCGACGCTCACAAGGCACGCTCCGCCTGTTTCCACTCGCGCCAGCCGTCGCCCGCGAAGCGCCCGTGTAGTTCGTGCTCGATCACGGCCGCAACGTCGTCCGACACGTCGCGGAACTCCGCCGGGCGGACGACGCGCGAGTGCGCGTACATGCCGTGATGCGGACCGCCGGTCGCGTCCTGGAACAACGCGCCCGCCTTCTTGCGGGACCAGACGATCTCCGTCTCCTCCGAGCACTTCTCGTAGATCGTGCTCGCGTTGTGCTCCGGCGCGAGGTCCGCATCCTCCGCGTAGTCGCCGACGAGCGCGATACGGTCGCCCGCCCATCGTCCGATCGTGCGGGCCGCGAGCGTCGGGTAAGGCTCGGCCACGCCTTCCGCGCTCAGTCCGTCCGGCATCGGGCCCGGCGTCGTGTTGTGCTCCGGGAACTTGCGTTCCGGCCCGTGCCAGTTCTCACGTAGATAAAAGTCTCCTCCGCCGCGCTTCTCGCGTTGCGCCGCGCAGAGGATGAGAAGCGCGGCGCCCGTTCCAGGATGCGCCGCGAGTTGTTCCCGAAGCTTCAGCCCCGCGCCGAGTTTGTGCGGACAGACAAACTCGCGCTTATCCAGATTGACGACCATCCAATACTGTCCCATTGCTTTGCCTTGTGTGTGTGTGTGTGTCTCGCACGGCGCGACCGTGCCTAGCCTCCTCAGCCCGGGAGCTACCCGGAGACGCAACGGGCCGCACTGTAGCGGCCCGCGCGTTTCGGCGTCAAACCGCCACTAGTGCCAATTCGAGCGCGTCCGCCTTGAACTCCGCGGACGAGCCGAACAGATTGGAATGCACTCGCGCCGCCTTCGCGTCGCGCTCCAGCGACGACGTACGGACCGTGCGAGCGTGGTCTGCCCAATCCGTCACGGATTGCAGCGCAGCCCACATCGTGCCACGCGTGTTGAACCTCGTTTGCCGCGGGCTCTCCATGTTGGCCGTCCACTGGCCGATGATGCGGGCCGCCTTGTCGCGCGCCCGTTCTTCCACGGCCGTCGTCGGGCGGACCGGGATCGGCCCGTAGGCACGCTGGTAGACGGCCGCGAAGAACGATTCGAGCCCTTCGCGCCGGATCGGCGCCGCCGCGAGCCTGCGGGCCGCTTCTTGGAACTCGGCCGCGCGCTTCCCGAGGATCCCAAGCGCGCCTTTGGCGGCGCGGACGCGGGCCGAAAGGTCGCCGGTATGGCGGAGTTTGACTCCGCTCCGCTCTCCCGCACGAAGCGCCGCGTTTAGCGTGTTCTTGCAGCAGACGCGGACCGACGTTCCGAACGCGCGGAAACACGCCGTGCCATCGTGCGCATTGGCGAACAGCGTAAACGCTTGAACGTCGTCGTCTCCGCACAAGGCAAAACTCGCCGTTTGGATCAGGAAAAACACGTTCCTACCTCCGCGCAATGAGCCGGCCGACTCCGCGCGCGGGATCGCGCCCTCCGCCGCGAGTGAGTCGATCAATTCGGCCAGCTCGCGATTCTGCAACGGCGAGTAGTCCTCGCCGACGACGCCGAGAACCGTGCGAGTGTCGGAGCGGACCGTCGCAACGTGCGACGTTGCGTCCAAGACCAGCCCGTCGCGGGCGCCTTCGCCGTGCGCGCGGATCGGCCATTTCTCCACGTGCCAGCCGAGGCCCGCGATCTCAAGCGCGCCGACCGTGGACGGCGCCTGCGCGACGACCGTTCCGAGCCCGTGCCAAGCGGGCGCGCCCGCCAGTACCATGCCGTCCGTAGAAGTGATCTCGTGAGCCATTGGGTTGCCTTGTGTGTGTGTGTGTGTGACTGCCGGCCCCGCGCGGAGTGCGCGCGACCGTGGCGCAAGACTAGCACTCTCGCGCCGTCTCCGCCAGTAGCGGGAAACGGATCGGCACTGGCAATCGGCGGAGAGCAGGAAAAGCGCGTTCCTTCCGTCCCGCGCGCCGCCGTAGTGGTACTCGCGCGCGCATGCGCGCCCGCCCACGCCCGCACCCACGCGGGCCTGCGCACGCCCGGACGCGCGTGCCCGCGCCTGCGCGCCCACGCCCGCCAGCGCGCCCGCGCGCGCCGGTTAGCCGCTCTGATTAGCCGCTCTGATCGAGGCGGCTTGCCCGGGGTGCAAGGGCCGGGTACTATAAGGACGCTCGCAGCCTTGTGTGTGTGGCAGGGGCCGGCTCTCCTTCCTGATGGGGCCGGCTCCTGCCTTTTCCTCCAGTTCGCCCGGCTAGCTAGCCGACACACACCGCGGACCGCCGGGGCGCTGTCGCGCACCGAGGGGGAACGGTGTAGTGGCGCTGCGCCAAGGGACGGGCGCGCGCAGCTAGGAGTGGTGTCCCGCGAACGAGCAGCGGCGTGCCCGGCGGTCCTCTTCCCACGCGCGAGACTTGCACTCTCGCGCCACGCGCGCTACGGTGATGGCATGAAGCCCACACCGATGACCCTGGCCGACCTGCGGCTGCGCACCTACGAGCTATCGTGGCGCGGCAGCAAGGCGGAGGACACCGCCATGCGCAACTCGGCGCAGGTGGTCGAGCTGCTCGGCCCCGAGATGCCTGTGGCGAAGCTCACCGCGGACGACGTCCAGCGGCTGGTGCTCACGCTCAAGCGGAAGGGCAACGCGACGAGCACGGTCAACCGCAAGCTCGGCGCGCTGAGCCTGATGCTGACGCACGCGCTGAACGGAGGGCACGTCGAGAAGCGGATCCACATTCCGCACCTTGTGGAGCCCGAGCCGCGCGAACGCGTGCTCGACGAGGTCGAAGAGGCGGCACTGCTGGACTGGCTAGAACGTGCTCACTTGTCGGACTCGCGCGCCATCTGCATCGTCCTGTTGGACACCGGCCTCCGCCTTGCTGAGTTGTTGGGGAGGCCGTGGTCCGACATCACGCTGTACCCGCCGGCCAAGGCGTTCATCCGCCTGCCGAAGACCAAGGGCGGGAAACCGCGGACGGTGCCACTCACGGACCGAGCGCGGCGCGAGCTGGTCGGGATGTCGACCGTGCGAGGCTCGGCCCGCGGGCCCTTCGCGCACATGCCGGCCCGCACCTTTCAAACACATTTCGCGGCCGCACGCGCGGCGCTCGGTCTGGAGGACGACCCGGAGTTCGTCCCGCACGCCCTGCGTCACACCTGCGCAACCCGGCTCGTCCAGCGTGGCGCCTCCATCCCGACCGTGCAGCGATGGATGGGGCACGCGCGCGTCGCCACGACCATGCGCTATGCGCACGCGTCCGACGTCGACCTCGCGGCAGCGCGCAAGCTGCTGGAGGCGGGCTGATGGAGCTGGAGCGCGTCCCGTTCCGCTATCGGCCGGGCGGGCTGTTCCGCTGTTGCTTCGCCTTCCTGGCACTATCCAGCGCTGGGAAGGAACCGCAGGACGGGGAGGAGAAGACCTGCGACCGTTGCGGTACCGAGCTGGTCTATCACGACGACTGCTGGCAGTGGAAGGGCCCGAATCCTCATGCCGGGTGAGTTCGAGGGGCTCCTTGCATTCCGGCGCTTGCGGGACTTGTCGCCGGACCGCGGGCTGTGGGTGTACGAACTCACGTTCCACCGCGCGAGGCTTGTGATTGGCTCGGTGTCGTCATCCTTCTACGACGACGGTTGGTGATACGACGATGCGGAGGTAGCGGTCGCTGCCTGCTTCACCTGGGACGGCCGGGGCGAGCCGGACGGCTGGATGCGTCACCCGAGCAGCGGGCGGCGTCGGCCGAGTGGCGACCCGGCCAAGGAGTACGTGAGCCGATGAACCTTCTGAACCGCTTCTTGCTCAAGTGCTACTCGATCGGCGCCGAAGAGGAGTTCCGTGGCTTCGCCTTCGTGGCGGGGCTGTTGATCGTCCTCTACTGCTTGACGAGGTAGCCCATGCAACTCTTGAAGCCGACCGAGGGAGAGAACCTTGAAGGCGTGTCGCTGCACCGCGCGATCCAGTCCGACCTAGCCACGCTGCGCAGTCTGCAAGACGCTTGGCGCGAGCAGAACACGGCGCTTGTAGTGCGCATCGAGAAGGCCCTTGAGCGGTCCGGTCGCGCGCTCGTCCTCGTCGCCGCTGCATGGGCGGGGATCGGCGTCGCGCTCACCGGCACGCTGTTCTGGCTGGCGCAGCGCTCCGTCTAGCTCAAGTCCCGGGGCCGATCGTCCGATGCTGAGCGTGTGATCGGTCCCGTGTGTGGTGGGAGTCCTTGGGGCAGCCCGGCTACGAGCGAACCTCGGAGCTGGGCTGTTTTCCATCATGGCATCTACCGTGCCGGGCCGTTCACGCACGAGTGGCAGGCGCGGCGCTGGGCGGTCCAGCATCTTCCGGCCGATGCCGCTGTGGAGGCTCAAGTCCAGCCCCAACACGATGAACAACGCCGCCCCCGCCTCAACCCTGCCCCACGATCTTGACGAGCCGGCGCACGCCGAGTGGCTGCGCTACAGCGATACGCCCCCGGACCGCTATCCCGAGGGCCTCAAGTACTGGGTCCGCGCGCGCAGCGCGGATGTCGGCACCGCGCCGAGCGAAGAGCTAGGCTACCTCGTCGCTGAGTGGCTGAAAGCCGGGCGGCCGTCAGTCTGCCAGCAGATCAACCTGGACCAACGCAAGGCGCCGAAGGAAGCGCCGGCCCCTGGCCCGACGCTTGCCGGGCTGACGCTCGCGGATCGCATGACGGCCGCGCTGACCTGCGCGCCGGAGGAGTACGTGCAGCATGCGGTCATGGTGGCGGAGCTGTACGCGCAGGAACGGGTTGACGCGCTCCTGCGTCAGCAGCGCGAACAGATGGCGCTCGCCGTGCAAGCCATTTCGTCGGTCCGCCACACGATTCCAGAGATCGACCTCAGCGCCACGCTGCTGCACTCCCGCGACTGCCTGGATCTGGCCATTGCGAGCTTGCGAGGCAGCAAGTGATCGACGACCCGATCATCCCGAAGAGCATCATCGACGTCTTGCGCCGCTCCCTGGCGCACCTTCAACGGAGCTACGACATGGCGAACACCGTCAGCGGGTGGTGGTACCTCTCCGGCACGACCATCGCGCACTACTTCGTGCCCGGGCAGCACCGCACGCTGTGCGGCGCGACCGGCAAGCGCGGCGACTACGCCGGCACCCAGAATCAGTGCCCGCAGTGCTCGACTGCGCTCAATCTGCGCGCCGCCTCGGAAGAGTTGGAGCCCCGTCGATGAACCTGCCCGAATACGTGCCCCTGCGCGCCGCCGCGGCCCGCATGGGGATCAGCGTCCGCGTCCTCGTCGGACAGCTCCTCGCCGATGGCGTCACGGTGCATCGCTTCTCGCCCCGGCATCGCGCCGTGTCGAAGGACGACTTCGACAACTGGATCGCGCGGCGGGCCGAGCGCCCGCTCTCATCCGGCGCCCCCGAGGAGAAGGTCATCCGCCAGCCGGATGCGGGGCGTCGCCGGAAGCGGCCCGCCTGAGCAGCTTCCCGAGCCGCTCTGCGCCCGCGCCCTCGCGGTCCCGCAGCGCGTGGGCATAGCGGTTCGTGGTCGTCATCAGCGCGTGGCCGGCGAAGGCGGCGGCCTCCGGCAGCGTGCCGCCGGCTTGCAGGTAGAGCGTGACGGCCGTGTGCCGTAGGACGCGCCCGCATAGGCGCGGCTCGCCGATCCGTTTCTGCCACCGCTGGCAGAGTCGGACGATGTAGTTCATCCCGTCCGGGACAAGGAAGCCGTCGCGGCCCTTCGCTCGCGCGCGGTCGACGAGGCGGTTGACGATGGGGACCATCGGGTCGCTGATACGGGCCTTGCGCGGCTGCTCGTCGACCTTCGGGTCGATGCGGATCGTGCGCGCCCGCATGTTGACGTCGCTCGCCTTGATCCGTCCCAGCTCGCTGGCCCGAACGCCGGACATGAGCATGAATTCGAAGAGGTCCGCGTGATGGTCCTGCTCCCGCGCGGGGTAGGCGCGGATCCGGGCGATGACGTCGCGGACCTCGTCCGCTGTGAAGAATTCGACCTCGGGCTTGACCTTTTTCGGCAGCCGCTTGGCCTCGCGCAACGCGATCAGCGGGTTGGGCAGTCCGGCCGCCACGTAGCAGCGGGCGAGCAGCGGGAGATCCTTCGTCGCGAGGGTATTCGCGTGGCGCCCGGCGGCCTGCGCCTTCGCGATCATCCACTCGATCTCGCGGGCGTCGATCTTCGCGAGGGTGCTCTCGCCGTCCCAAAAGCTGAGCAGGAAGTCGCGCCGGGACTTGAAGCTCCGCCGCGCTTCGCCTTCCTTTCCGCGTTCCAGAAGGTCCGCTTCGACGCGGGCAAGGGCCTGCCCGAGTGTCCGAATTTCGACGGGTTCCTGCCCGCCACTCTCGCGCAGGCGCTCGTAGTCGGCGAAGGCTTCGGCCTGCTCCTCGCGGTACTGGCCGACGAGCTGGCGGCCGTCGAGCTTGAAGCAGGCGCGCCATTTCCAGGCGCCGCCGGTAAAACCGCGCTTGATGCCGGTGAACTTACGCTTCGGGGGTTTCATGGTGCTTCTCTTGGGGAATACCGAGCGCGGCGCGGACCTCGGCGACCATCTCGTGGTGCCCCTTGATGGCCGCACCGCGCGTGCAATAGCGGCGCATGGCGAAGTCGCGGCCCCGCTTCGAGGGGCCGAATACCATCGTTTCGTATAGGACCGGCAGGAGTTGCTCGCCGAAACTGTGATCCATCCCAAGGAATACCGTGGAGACCGTGAAGCCCTCGATCGTTGTCCGATCGACGCGGCGATCAGCGGTCGCCATCCATCGGCCCCAGCGGCGGGCGTCGCGGATGCGGCGAGGCCGGCCGCGCTTGTCGAGGATGTAGTAGCCGAGGTCGTCGCTCATTTCTGCCCATCCAGGACGCGCGGGTCCTCGCGGGAACACCACACGATGGCGGAATTGACCGGCGTGCCGTTGTAGCCGAGCACCGCTCGCCATGCGGCTTCGGCGCTGTCATAGGGGCCCATCCACAGGATCTCGGAGGTACGGGCCCACCAACGGAGCGGGGCGGAAGGGTCGCTCATTGCGGCCCCCGGTTCGACAGCTCCAGCTCTAGGGCGAGAACCTTCTGCTCCAGGAAGCCGACCTTGGTTTCGAGTGCGCCGCCAAGGCGCGCAAGGCGCTCGATGGCGCGCCACTGCTGCCATTGGTAGTACCAGAAGACCACACAGGCGACGGACAGCGCGCCGAGCCAGCCGGTGCCAGTCATCGCGCACCGTCCGTTTTCGCGTACGGGTCGCCGGGCGCCTCGGAGACGAGGTTGCACGGATGGTCGTCGATGTAGTAGTGGGGCCCGTCTCGGGAGACAAACCTGTGTGCGCCGTCCTCCCGGTACCAGCTTCCTTCCCTGGTCCAGAAGACCCGCGCCCCTGGCGTCTGTTCGGTCTTCGCGGGGCCCATCACGTGGCGCTCCTCGCCGAAGCCGTCGAGGTAGATGCGCCCTGCTTCGAGTCGTAGCGTGTCGCTCATGTTGGCTAAGGGTACCCGAGCGGGGTACCCGAGCCAAGATGCGGGACGTTCTTGCGCAGCCGTTCAGGCGCGCAAGTGCCGCAGCGACAGCACGTTGTAAGTGGTACGCCCGGTGGGACTCGAACCCACAACCTTCGGCTCCGGAGGCCGCAACGCAGGCCCTGCGTGGCCGCTGGATGGGGTTTCCGGGCGGTTTTGCGGTGCTGTAGCGGCCCGAAGGGTACCCAGCGGGGTACCCGCGGGGGACCCGCAACAATGCAAATCGGTAGCTCGGCTCCACGGGATACGTTTCTCCGTCGCCCGGCAGGCGGCACGGGGGAAACCGATTGGGAACGACGACGAAGAAGTGGTTGGGGGATTACGTCCGGCTGCTCCGGGAAGAGCGCGACACGGTCCGCAATGCCTTGGGGTACGTCACGCGGGATCGTGAGTCCCTGCTCGCGGAGAACGCGCATCTTCGCCATGTGCGCGGCGTCGAGGAAGGGGAACGGCGGGAGGCCGAAGAGAATCTCCGCCGCGCGAGCACGGCTTGGTATCGCATCTTCAACGAGCAGCGGGACAAGTTGCATGATTTGCAGGACAAGCTCGCCGCGATTCGGAACACCGCTGGGGGCATTCACTAGTGTTGAAGCCCTGGCTGCAAACCTACTCCGGCGGGCAATTCTTCCCGACCGAGCCGCGCGCCGAGGACATCCGCATCGGCGACATCGCACACGCCCTCGCGCATCAGTGTCGATTCAGCGGGCACGGAGATCAGTTCTACAGCGTCGCGCAGCATAGCGTTCTCACGTCCTCGATCTGCGATCCGAAACACGCGCTGGCGCTGCTTCTCCACGACGCGGCCGAAGCCTACTGCGTGGACCTGCCGACGCCGATCAAGCACCTTCCTGAACTCCAGTTCTATCGGCAGATCGAGCGCGCGATCCAACTCGTCATCGGGGACAAATACGGGATCGACTGGTCGGATCACGCCGCCGCCATCCGCGAGGCCGATGGGGTTGCCCTCGCTACGGAGATGCGGGACCTGATGAAGGATCCGCCGCAGACGTGGGGATTGCTCCACAAGCCGGCCACGTGGCGCATCGCAAGCGGCTGGGAGCCGCTCAAGGCGAAGGAAAAGTTCCTCGCGCGCTTCAACGAGCTGTTCTGATGCGCCACTTCACCGAGGAGCAGATGGCCATCGAGAAATTGATGGTCGAGCTGGGATCGCAACGCTACGCGGCGAAGGCAAACAAGGCCCGCGCGAAGCACCGCGAAAGCACTACGGCCGCGGGCCGGTATCTGCTTCGCGAGGCGGTTGGGAAGATGACGGACGCCATCGAGGCGTTCGCCAAAACTGCCGAGACGGGCGGACCCGGGCGGCGCCATGTCGCGGTCGCGTACATCCAACAGCTCAGCGCCCCGGTCACTGCTCTTCTCGCTGCGCGGGTGATCCTGGATTCGATCTCGGCGGAGCGGAGCTTCGTGAATACGGCCTACCACATCGGCCGCACGATGGAGGACGAGGCCCGCTGCCGGTACATCCTGGAGCACGACAAGAATCTCTTCCTGCGCCTCAAGCGGCAGACGAAAGCGTCGAGCACGAGTCATCGGAAGAAGGTTTTCCGCGGCGTGTCGAACAAGGCGGAACTCGGCTTCGAGCCGTGGACCAAGCGCGTCAAGTTCCGTGTCGGCGCGCTGCTGTTGGAGATGCTGCGGGACGCTACGGGCCTGATCGAGATCCGTAACTGTGGGAACGGGGGAAAAGCGCGGGATGTCGTCGTCGCAACCGAAGACACGCTCCGCTGGCTGGAGCAATCGAACGAAGAGCATCAGGCGCTTTTCCCCTTCTACCTTCCGACGCTGATCGTTCCGCAGAGCTGGGACAACCCGTTCGACGGGGGATACCACAGCAACATCGTGCGGCGGCAGCCGCTCATCAAGAGCCCCGACCGCCGGTACCTAGCGGAGGTCGCCGAGTGCGACATGCCGGAGGTCTACGACGCGGTCAACACGTTGCAGGCCACGGCCTGGGAGATCAACCCCGACGTGTTCCAGGTCATGGAACACTGCTGGGAAGCCGGGCTCGCGGTCGCCGACATGGCCAGCCGCGAGGACGCGAAGCTCCCGCCCAAGCCGGACAACATCGGCGAGGACGAGGACGCGCGCAAGCAGTGGCGTCGCGACGCCGCCGGTGTCTACGCGGCGAACGTGGCCTGCCGCAGCCAGCGCCTGCTGACTGCGAAGACGCTCTTCATGGCGAGGCAGTTCCTGGGCGAGACGTTTTACTTCCCGTGGCAGGCGGATTTCCGCGGCCGGCTGTACCCGGTCCCGTACTTCCTCCAACCGCAGGGCCAGTCGCAAGCGCGCGGGCTGCTGCGGTTCGCCGAGGGCCGGCCGATGACGTCGCCGGAGCACGTGCGCTGGCTCGGCATCCACGGCGCGAACTGCTTCGGCGTGGACAAGGTCTCGTTCGACGAGCGCCTTGCCTGGGTCTACCTGCACGAGAGCGAGATCCTCGCCGTCCATCACGACCCGCTCGAACACCGTTGGTGGGAGGGCGCCTCGAAGCCCTGGGAGTTCCTCGCCTTCTGCCTGGAGTGGGGCGCATACAAGGACGCCCTCGCGCGCGGGGAGACCTTCCTTACCCGCCTGCCGGTCGCGCTCGATGGCAGCAACAACGGGCTGCAAATCTTCTCCCTGCTGCTGCGCGATCCGATCGGCGGCGCCGCGACCAACTGCACGCCCTCGGACGCGCCGCGCGACATCTACCAAGACGTCGCGGACCTCGTCACGGCCAAGCTCGTGGCGCGTGGGGACGCGGTCTCTCAGGCGTGGCTGGACTTCGTCGGCGGGCGGCTGCCGCGTGCCGCGACCAAGCGGCCCGTGATGGTCCTGCCGTACGGCGGGACGCGGTACTCCTGTCAGCGGTACGTCACGGAGTGGTACCGCGCGGAGGCCAGCACGCGCGGCGTTCGGCCGTGGGGTCCCAACTCGTGGCAGCCGTGCCTCTACCTCGCGTCGCTCGTGTGGGACGCGATCGGGGAGACGGTGGTGTCGGCGCGGACCTGCATGTCCTGGCTCCAGCAGGTGGCGCGGCTCTGCAACGAGGCCAACATCCCGGTCCGGTGGACGAGCCCGAGCGGGTTCCCGGTCAAGCAGGCGTATCACGCGTACCGGACCTGCCGCATCACGACGGTGCTAGGCGACACGGTCCGCAAGCACAGCCTGCGGGAAGAACTCGACAAGCTCGATCGCCGTCGCCAAGTCAACGGCATCAGCCCCAACTTCGTGCATTCGCTGGATGCGGCAGCACTGGCGAAGACTGTCAACCTCGCGCGCGAGCGTGGCATCGAGTCCTTCTCGATGATCCACGACTCGTACGGAGTCACGTGCGTGGACGCGCCGCTCATGGCGGCGACGCTTCGGGACGTGTACGCGGAGATGTTCAGCGACAACCTGCTCGAACGCTTCCGCGAAGAGGTCCAACTCCACCTTGGGCCCAGCGCAACGATTCCTTCGGTCCCGCCGAGTGGCAGCTTGGATGTGAACTCGCTGCGGCGGTCCGATTACTTCTTCGCGTAAGGCAGGCATGGCAACGAAAAAGAAGCAGCAACTCACGAGTCCGATCGGCACGGCGATCTGGCCGCGGCTCAACTCTCCGGACTACCGATGGAAGCCGGAGAATGGGGAGTACAAGGTGACTCTCCGCCTCCCGCGCGACGAGGCCGCGCCCTTCATCGCCGCGATCGACGAGGCGTTGGAGCGCAAGTACCAGCAGTGCCTGCTGGAGGAGAAGAAGAAGACCCTCAAGCGCGGGGCCCTGCCGTACAAGCCCGTCGTCAACGACGTGACCGGCGAGGAGACGGGCGAGATCGACATCAAGTTCTCGCTGCTCGCGAAGGTCAAGCCGAAGAAGGGCGATCCCTTCGAGCAGCGCCCGGCGCTCTTCGACGCCGCGCTCAAGCCGATGAGCGCGATCGTGGGGGGCGGGAGCCGCATCCGCGTCTCGTGCCTCGTGCATCCCTGGTACACGGCGCTCGGGGTCGGCGTGAGCCTGTGGCTCAAGGCCGTGCAGGTGCTCGAACTCGTCGCGCCCGGCAACGACGCGACCGCCTACGGGTTCGGGGTCGAGGACGGGTTCACCGCGGCGGAGGAGACGGCCGCCGTGGCGGGGGGCAAGGACGCGGCGGGCGAAGACGAGGAGGACTTCTAGATGCGCGGGCTGGCTGAGGGTGCCCTGACTTGGTGGCGGGTGCTCGCCACGACTGTGACCGCGCTGGCCGCCGTGATCGTGCTGGTCATCGGCCGCGCGCTCGGCAGCTTCCCGCTGGACATCGACCGTGTCGACTGATGGTCAACAGCCGCGACAAGGGGGCCCGCGGGGAGCGAGACGCGAGGGACGCGGTCCGGGAGTACTGGCACGCGCACAAGTGCATCCGCGCCGGGCAGGCCAATGGAAGCTATTCCGCGGATCTGCTCGACGCTCTGCCGAACGCGCACGTCGAGGTCAAGCGCATCAAGCGCATTCCCGCGACGGACTTCGTGAAGCAGGCGCAGCGCGACAGGCAGCCGACCGAGTTCCCGGTAGTGCTGATGCGAGAAGACGAGGGCGAGTGGCTCGTCGTCTTCCCGCTCAAGGATTCGGACGCCTTCGTCAATGCGTACCTCGCGAACTTCTCCGCCCGCAAGTGATTTCGTAGGGCACTGTCCCTGCCCGAGCTGTGGCTCGTCCGACGCGAATGCTCTGTATTCCGACGGACACACGTACTGCCACAAGTGCGAAGCGCACAGCTCGGGCGGGGCAACCCGCCGCCAAGAAGAGGCCGACTGCGTGAGTGCATCCCTGCTCGAAGAGTACGAAGTGCGCGGGCTCCCCAAGCGGGAGATCACCGACGCCACGTGCGAAAAGTTTGGCTACGGCGTGGGCCGGTACGGCGGACGGCCCGTGCAGGTCGCGCCCTACCGGACGCGCAACGGCGCGCTCGTCGCTCAGAAGCTGCGGTTCCCCGACAAGAGCTTCTCGTGGGTAGGCGAGCCGAAGCAGGCCGGCCTATTCGGCGAGCACCTGTGGCGCGACGGCGGCCGGAAGATCGTCATCACCGAGGGCGAAATCGACGCGCTCAGCGTGTCGCAGCTCCAGTCCAACAAGTGGCCGGTGGTGTCCGTCCCGAACGGCGCAGGCGGGGCGAAGAAGTCCATTCAGAAATCCCTCGAATGGCTGGAGCTGTTCGAGGAGGTCATCTTCATGTTCGACACGGACGAGGAGGGTCGAGCCGCTGCGAAGGAATGCGCCGCGCTGCTCTCCCCCGGTCGGGCGAAGATCGCCACGCTGCCGCTCAAGGATGCCAACGAGATGCTCGTGGCCGGCCGCGGCTCCGAGGTCATCGACGCGATTTGGGGCGCGAAGAGCTACCGCCCGGACGGGATCATCACTGGCGAAGACGTGTGGGCGTACCTCACGAAGGAGGAGCCGCAGTCCTCGATCCTGTTCCCGCACGGCGGGCTGAACGGCAAGACCCGCGGCATGCGCGGCGGGGAGCTTGTCACCTTCGCGGCCGGCACCGGCAGCGGCAAGTCGACCCTCTGCAAGGAGGTCGCTTACGCGGCGATCTCGGCCGGCGAGCGGGTCGGGTACATCGCGCTGGAAGAGCCCGTCAAGCGCAGTGCGCAGGGCCTGCTGTCGATCGCGCTCAACAAGCCGCTCCACCTGGACCCGAACGCCGTCGACTCCGCCACGCTGCGCGCCGAGTTCGAGAAGCTCTGCGACAAGGTTGCCTTCTACGATCACTTTGGCTCGCTGGAGTCCGACAATCTGCTCTCCCGGATCCGCTACATGATCCGCGGGCTGGGCTGCTCGCTGATCTTCCTCGATCACCTGTCCATCGTCGTCAGCGGGATCGACACGGACGACGAGCGCAAGGCGATCGACGTCGTAATGACGCGCCTCGCGAGCCTCGCGCAGGAGACCGGGGCCGTGATCGTCCTCGTCGTCCACCTGAACCGCGGCGAGGGCAAGCCGCACGAGGAGGGCCGGCCCGTCGCGATGCGCGACCTGCGTGGCTCGGGCGGCATCGCGCAGCTCAGTCACACGATCATCGCCATTGAGCGCAATCAGCAGGACGAGGAGACGCGCCACCTGTCCACGGTGCGAGTCCTCAAGTGCCGGTGGACGGGAGACACGGGCGTGGCCGGGTACATGCGCTACGACCGGGACACCGGGCGGCTGACCGAGACGGACATGGGCTTGGAGCTGGCGACTGCGGAAGAGGGCTCCTTCTGATGTGCCGCAACTGCCGCGATACCGGGATCCACACGCTGCCCGCCGCTCCGCCCGATGAGGACGGGGAGTACTCGCAGGGCCATGTCCTGGCCTGGATCGAGTTCATGCGCCGCGTCGGCGAGGTCATCCGTGTGACGCCGTGCCTGTGCAAGGTCGGGCGCCGGCTGCGGGGCGGGGAGTCTTGAGAACCGCCTTCTTCGACATCGAGACGGACGGCCTTCTCGATGCGATGACCCGCGTGCATTGCCTTGTCATCCGCACGGCGGATGGGGAGGTCGTCCCGTTCCGGGAGGCTGAGATCCAGGGCGGACTGCGCTACCTCGACACGTTCGACCTGCTGATCGGGCACAACGCGGTCGAGTTCGACGTGCCGGCCTTGCAGAAGCGGCACCCGGGCTGGCGCCCTGCGGCCAAGCTGCGTGACACGCTCGTGAGCGCGCGCCTGATCTGGCCCGACGTCAAGGATCAGGACTTCGCACGGGCCCGCCGGGGTTGCGCCTTTCCGATGCGCTACGCCGGTCGGCACTCGCTCGCCGCGTGGGGCCACCGCCTGGGCGTCTACAAGGGCGACTTCGGGGAGCGGACGGATTGGGCCGAGTTCAGCGAGGAGATGCTCGCCTATTGCGTGCAGGACACGCTCGTGACGGCCGCGCTGTGGGAGCACATCCTCGCGACCAACACGGCCGAGCAGGCGTTCGAGCTGGAGCACGCCTTCGCTGCCCGCATCGCGCAGCAGGAGCGCAACGGGTTCCTCTTCGACGTGCCGGCCGCGGAGCGCCTCGCCGCGCGGCTCCAGGCCCGCCGGGCGGAGCTGGACACGGAGCTGTCCAGGATGATCCCAGCCTTCGAGGTCCGCTACCGGACCCCGAAGCGGCAGATCGAGAAGACGAAGATCGTCCCCTTCAACGTGCAGTCGCGGGACCACATCGCGAAGCACCTGATCGAGCGGCGCGGCTGGAAGCCCTCGCGCTTCACGCCGGAGGGCAAGCCGCAGGTCGACGAGGCCGTGCTCGCCCCGCTGGAGTGGCCCGAGGCGAAGCTCCTGGACGAGCGGTTCATGGTGCAGAAGCGCCTTGCCCAGCTCATCGAGGGTAAGCAGGCGTGGCTCTCGCTCGTCAAGCCGGATGGCCGGATCCACGGGCGCGTCAATCACAACGGGGCCGTCACCGGGCGCTGCACGCACAGCGGGCCGAACGTGGCGCAGGTGCCGGCGAACCGGGCCCCGTACGGGAAGGAGTGCCGCGCGCTATTCAAGGCGGCGCCCGGGTTCCTGCTTGTGGGGGCGGACGCGAAGGGCTTGGAGCTGCGCTGCTTCGCGCACTACCTCGCGATGTACGACGAGGGCGCGTACATCCAGGTCGTCACGACCGGCGACCCGCACACGGTCAATCAGGAGGCGGCCGGCCTGCCCACGCGCGACGCGGCGAAGACCTTCATCTACGCGTTCCTCTACGGGGCCGGCGACGAGAAGCTCGGCTCCATCGTCGGCAAGGGCGAGCGCCAGGGCAAGCTGCTCAAGCAGCGGTTCATGGCGCGCACGCCGGGCCTCAAGCGCCTCAAGCTGGAGATCGCCAAGCGCGTCCGCCTGCGCGGGAAGCTGCGCGGCCTCGACGGGCGCTGGCTGACCGTGCGCTCCGCCCACGCCGCGCTGAACACGCTCCTCCAGTCGGCCGGAGCCATCGTGATGAAGCAGGCCACGGTGATCTTTCACGAGCTGATGGAAGCTCGCGGGTTCCAGGACGGCCGGGAGTACCGGCAGGTGGCGCACATCCATGACGAGATCCAAGCCGAGGTCCGCGACGACCTCGCTCCCCTCGCTGCCGAGCTGGCCGTTCAAGCCATCCGGGACACCGCCGCTCGATTGGGCTTCCGATGCCCCCTCGACGGAGACGCTCGAATCGGAAACACCTGGGCCGCGACTCACTGATGCGCTGGCGATCGGATACGTGGCCGGCTTCCTGGATGGCGAGGGGTGCTTTGAGTGTAGCTCCACGCCGCGGGTGTCCGTCAGCAACACGTTTCCCTGGACACTGCATGCGCTCGCGGAGCAGTTCGGTGGATCGGTGCGTGTGGTGTCATCGCGCAATCCGCGAGCCCGCCGGCACTACCAATGGACTGTCTGCGGCGATCAGGCCCGAGCCGTCTGCCGAGCCACTCTTCCCCTCCTTCGGGAGAAGCGCCGGCAAGCCGAGATCCTGCTTCTAGCCCACCGCTACCCGGCCCGCAGCGCCATGCGCGCCGCCCTACTCCGCGAGCTGAAACACTTGAAACGGATCGTCTATGCCTGAGCCTACGACACTTCTGATCGACGCCGACATCCTCGTCCATCGGGCTGCTGCCGCCGCGGAAGTGGCGACGGAATGGGAGCCCGATCAGTGGACGATCACGGGCGATGCCCGCGCCGCCAAGCAGCAGGTGGACTCGGAGGTCGCGGAGCTGATGGACACGCTCAAGGCGGATGCGTGCATCCTCGCCCTGAGCGACCGCAAGGCCAACTTCCGCAAGGAGCTGTGCCCTACCTACAAGGCCAAGCGCGGGCGCAAGCCGGTGGTCTTCGCCGAGGTCCGCGAGTACGTGCAGACCGTCTACAAGACGATGGAGTGCCCGCGCCTGGAGGCGGACGACGTGCTCGGCATGCTCGCCACGGGCACGAAGATCAAGGGCACGCGCATCATTGTCAGCACGGACAAGGATCTGCGCTCCGTGCCTGGCTGGCTCTACAACCCTGGCCGTCCGGACGACGGCATCCAGCAGATCACCGAGCTGGACGCCAATCATCAGCACTGGATGCTGACGCTGTGCGGCGACGCGACGGACGGGTACCCGGGCTGCCCTGGGATCGGGCCCAAGCGGGCGGCGCGGCTGCTCGACGAGGCCCCCGATGGCGCGCTGTATTGGGACGTGGTCGTCGCTGCGTTCAAGAAGGCGGGGAAGACGGAGGAGGATGCACTGTTGCAGGCGCGGCTCGCGCGCGTCCTGCGGGCTGGGGAGTACGTCAAGGCCACTGGAGAGGTCAAGCTGTGGAAGCCGAGTTGACGGTTGGGGCGGTCGCGCCGCGGGTCGGCACGCTGGCGTGGCACGCTTACGTGCGGGGCATCAAGCGCGGTCCGAAGGACAAGCGCGCGTTCTTCCGGCAGTACGTGCGCTGGCGCCTGCAAGTCGAGTCAGACCGGGAGTTCCGGCTCGGCGCGTCGCGCACCTTCAAGGCCGGCGGCAACCGGGCGACGCGGCGGGCAGAGGCGGCGCGGAAGCGGAGGGCAGCTTGAGCGGGGGACCTGAGTTCGTTGTCAAGGACAGCGGCGCGCGGGAGGAGTTCGACACTGGCTCGCGGCGCGACACGCGGCAGGGCAAGGGGCGCTTCGACCTCGTCTCGCCGATCGCGCTGCGGCGCCTCGCGCAGCAGTACGAGGCCGGGGCCCTCAAGTACGGTGACCGGAATTGGGAGAAAGGGCAGCCGCTCTCCCGGTACGTCGACAGCGCGATGCGGCACCTGAACGCGTGGCTGGCCGGCGACCGCGCCGAAGACCATCTCATCGCAGCTGCCTGGAACTGCTTCGCCTATGTCCACACCGAGGAAAAGATCCGCACTGGCAAGCTGCCGGCGCATCTGAACGACATGCCGGAGGGTGTTTAGTGGACGCTATGGGAATTACGAGAGTGCCTCACATTCCCAAACCGCTCCTCGACGAGCTAGACAAGCGGTACCCCCACAGGTGCCCTAGCCCCACCGAGACAGAGCGGGAAATCTGGATGAAGGCCGGAGCGCGGAGGCTCGTCGACTGGCTGCAAGAGCAGCACCGACGCCAAGAGCAGGAGAGCCTCTTCCACGTCAAGGAGCCGTGACCATGTGCGTCAGCCAGCCCAAGATCCCGAAGCCGCCGCCCCCGGCAGCTCCGCCGCCCGCGGCGCCGGAAGCCACGCTCCAGAAGATCGAGCAGGATCCCGCCCTCAAGGCCGCGCAGTCGAAGGCCGGCAAGCTGGGTACGAGCCAGCTCAAGATCCCGCTCAACGTCAACGTGCCCTAGCACACGCCCCGGTAGCTCAACGGATAGAGCGACTGCCCGCGGCCGGCTCTGAGCGGCGCAGGAGGTTGAAGGTTCAAGTCCTTCCTGGGGTTCCTTTCACGGACCGTCATAGGTGCATGGCGCTGCGCGGGGCAGGTGGTTCCTGCCCCGCATCTTTCACAACGCGAGGACTGCATGACCACGAAGAGCGCCCGGAGTCTCTACACCGAGCTAGAGACCAAGCGGAAGCCCTTCCTGGACCGCGCTCGCGATGCGGCTCAGCTCACGATTCCGAGTCTCGTGCCGTTCGAGGGGGAGGGCGCGCATACGCGCTTCGCCACGCCGTTCCAGGGCGTCGGCGCCCGCGGCGTCAACAACCTCGCGTCGAAGCTCCTGCTCTCGCTCTTTCCCCCGAACACCCCGTTCTTCCGGCTCGTCGTCGCCGAGCAGATGCTCGCACAGATTGCGCAGGTCGGCACCGCGCAGAGCGAGGTCGAGGCGTCGCTCAGCTCCGTTGAGCGCAGCGTGATGTCGGAGTTCGAGACGTCGGCCATGCGGCCCCGCGTCTTCGAGTGCCTCAAGCATGCCGTCGTCACCGGCAACGGTCTCGCCTACCTGCCCGACGAGGGCGGGATGCGCTTCTTCCCGCTCTCGAACTACGTCGTCGACCGCGACCCGATGGGGAACGTGGAAACGATCGTCACGAAGGAGTGCGTCTCCCCGGTGATGCTCCCGGCCGCCGTGCAGGCGCTGATCCGGGACATGCCCGAGAGCCGCGAGCGCACCGTGGACGTCTTCACGCACGTGTGCCGCACCGGCCCCGACCGCTCCAAGGTCCGCCAGGAGATCGCCGGCAAGACGGTGCCGGGCAGCGAGGGCACGTACACGACCGAGTCGATGCCCTACATCCCGCTGCGCTTCTCGCACGTCGCGGGCGAGGCGTACGGCCGCGGGCACGTCGAGGAGTATTACGGCGACCTCCAGTCTCTGGAGGGCCTGAGCCAAGCGATCGTCGAGGGCTCGGCCGCCGCCGCGCGCGTGCTCTTCCTGCTCGCGCCGAACGGGTTCACGCAGGAGCGCGACCTTGCGACCAAGCCCAACTGCGGCTTCGCGATCGGCAACAGGGACGACGTCCACGTGCTGGCACTGGAGAAGCACGCCGATTTCCGCATCGCCTACGAGACGATGTCGAAGATCGAGGGGCGGCTTGAGTTCGCGTTCCTGCTCAACACCGCGATCCAGCGTCAAGCCGAGCGCGTCACTGCGGAGGAGATCCGCTACATGGCGCAGGAGCTGGAGGACACGCTCGGCGGCGTGTACTCCGTCCTGAGCCAGGACTTCCAACTCCCGCTCGTGCGCCGCCTGCTCGCGCAGCTCCAGAAGGCGAAGAAGATCCAGGCCCTGCCGAAGTCCGTCAGCCCCGCGATCCTCACCGGGATCGACGCGCTCGGCCGCGGTCACGAGCTGACCCGCCTGTCGACCGCTGCCGCGGCGGCGCAACAGCTCTTCGGCCAGGGCGCCCTGGAGTACCTGAACACCGGCGAGGGCGTCCGGCGCGTCTTCGTGGCGGCCGGGGTCAACGTCAAGGATCTCCTCCGCAGCGAGGAGGAGGTCCAGTCCGCGCGTGCGCAGCAGCAGCAGATGCAGCTCGTCGAGACGCTCGGGCCCGAAGTCACGCGGCAGGCCGGCAGCATGATGCAGCAGGCCGCCGCCCAACCCGAACAGGGAGCGTAACGCTTGAGCGGTTTCCAACAGGTCCAGATCACGACTCCTCCGACCGACCAGAACGCGCCGCCCGTGCCCGCCCAGGGGGGTCAGCCGGCCCCGGAGGCGCAGCGCCCCGGCTGGCTGCCGGAGAAGTTCAAGAGCCCGGAAGACCTCGCGGCAGCCTATCAGGCGCTGGAGTCCAAGTTCGGTCAGCGCGCGCCGGAGAAGCCCGCGGAGGGCGCCACCGAGCAGCCGCCGGTCGAACAGCCGACCACGCCCGGCTCGCTCACGGACGACGAGCTGACCCGCTTCAACACCGAGCTGGCGCAGCAGGGCGCGCTCACCGACGAGTCCTACAAGCTGCTCGAAGGCAAGGGCTTCCCCCGGCAGCTCGTCGATCAGTACGTCGAGGGCCTGCGCGCGAGCGCGTCGCAGAAGCTCGCGACCGTCTTCGAGGTCGTCGGCGGGCAGGACGAGTACACCGCGATGATGGAGTGGGCCGCCACCGGCCTCACCCGCGAGCAGGCGCTCGCCTACAACCGCACCGTCGAGTCGGGCGACCTCAACACCGCGCTGCTCGCCGTGCAGGGCCTGCACGCGCAGTACACGCGCCAACGCGGCTCCGCGCCGCGGCTCATCCAGGGTCAGCCCGCGAGCAGCAGCGGCACCGCGCCGTACCGCAGCAAGGCCGAGATGATCGCGGACATGAAGAACCCCCGCTACAAGACCGACCCCGCGTTCCGCGCCGACGTCGAAGCCCGGCTCGCCAGCTCGAACATCTTCTGAGGGCCCCATGCACGCGCGATTCCTCTGCCTTGGCCTGTCATTCTTCGCCGCCGGCTGCGCGAGCACCGGGGCCGCGGAGCGCCTCTCGTCCACCTGGAGCGAAGCGCGCAGCGACGGCGTCCTCACCGAGTCCGAGATCGCCAACGTCGATTTGGCAATGGTCGAGGCGATCGACAAACCGCTTGCGCAACGTCAAGCCGTTGCCGATCGGCTCGAAGAAGGCGACTGGAAGGGCGCGGCTGTGGCCGGAGCCTTCTCCATTCTCAGCACCGCGGCCGGCATGTACGAACTGAATCGCCGCCGCAACAAGACGCGTGTGCAGCTTGTCCAAGCTGTCGCGCCCACCCCCCACGATCCACTGCGCGGGTAGTCCCGCACAGCGCACGACGAGCTAATCGTCTCGACGCAATGCTGAGCCGAGCCCGCTACGGCGGACAACTCGCGGTTACTCAGCGTGTGGTCTGAGCGGTTCGCGTCGGTCGGCAGACCCGACACGCAACCCCTTTCCACAAGGAGGCCACGCAATGGCCGCCGAAACCACGTTCTCTCGTCTGGGCCAATCCCAGAACACGGGAGGTTCCTACGCGAACGACACCACGCTCTTCCTCAAGAAGTTCGCTGGTGAAGTTCTGACCATGTTCGAGACCGCCTCCGTCGCGAAGGATCTGCACCTGATGCGGACCATTCAACACGGCAAGTCGGCTCAGTTCCCGGCTACCGGCAAGGCGACGGCCAAGTACCACGCGATCGGCGACGACATCACGATCGCCGCGAGCGGGTACCTGAGCCAGATCGCGCACGCCGAGCGCGTCATCGGCGTGGACAACACGCTGCTGGCGAGCACGATGATCTCGCGCTGGGACGAGATGGTCAACCACTACGACGTCCGCTCCATCTACACGGAAGAGCTGGGCCGGGCGCTCGCCAAGAAGTTCGACAAGACCGTGCTCCAGGTCGCGATCCTGGCCGCGCGCGCGACGAAGACCATCACCGTTGCCGGACAGACCGGCTTCGACGGCGCTTCGATCACGAACGCGAACCTTCGCACGTCAGGCGCCGATCTCCTCGCGGCCATCTTCTCGGCCGCGCAGAAGCTCGACGAGCAGGACGTCCCGGAGAACGATCGCTACGTCGTCGTCACCCCGGCGATGTACTACAACCTCGTCAAGGAACAGGATCTCCTGAACCGCGACTTCGGCAACGACGGCAACGGTATCTTCGCGGACGGTACGGTGTTCAAGGCGGCTGGTATCCAGATCGTCAAGAGCAACAACCTGCCGAGCACGAACATCGCCGCCGAGACGGGCCCGAGCAACAGCAACACGTACCACGGGGACTTCACGAACACGGCTGGCGTCGTCTTCCACAAGTCGGCGATCGGTACCGTCAAGCTGATGGACCTCGCGATGGAGTCCGAGTACAAGATCGAGATGCAGGGCCACCTGATGGTCGCGAAGTACGCGATGGGCCACGGGATCCTGCGTCCCGAGTGCGCGATCGAACTCAAGGTCGCGTGATGTCCCTTCGGCTGAATTAGCCCAGCCGAATCCGGGGGCCTCCTGGCAATCGCCGCTGGGAGGCCCCCGCCTTTTCGTACACGGAGGAGCCATGACCATTCTCGCCACGACGAAGCTGGAAGCCGTCAACACGATGCTCTCGGCCATCGGCGAGGCGCCGGTCAGCTCCATCACGGGCAACGCCACCGCGGACGTCGCGATGGCCATTGCGATTCTCGACGAGGTCGACAAGCAGGTGCAGTCGGTCGGCTGGCACTTCAACACCGAGTTCGACGTCGTTCTGACCCCAAACGTCAGCAACGAGATCGAGGTCCCGACCAACATCATCCGCATCGACGTCACGCGCGCGAACGCCCCGACGAAGGACATCACGCAGCGCGGGTCGAAGCTCTACGACCTCGTCGAGCACTCCTACACCTTCACCGCGCAGGTCAAGTGCGACGTCGTCTACCTACTCGCCTTCACCGACCTCCCCGAGGCTGCGCGCAAGTACATCACCGCCCGCGCCGCGCGCGTCTTTCAGGACCGCGTGCTCGGGGCGCGTGAGCATCATCAGTACAACCTGCGGGACGAGCAGCTCGCCTTGGCGGACCTCCGCCGGCACGAGGGGCTGACGGGCGACTACACGTACCTGGACAACCTCCCGCACGTGCTGGACCGCGTCTACCCCCGTCCGCGGAGTAGCTGATGGCGCTCGTCTCGATCCCGGTTCCGAGCCTGATCCAGGGCGTGAGCCAGCAGCCGGAGGCGCTGCGCCTGCCCTCGCAGGGCGAGCTGCAAGAGAACGCGTTCTCCTCCGTGGTCGACGGGCTCGTCAAGCGCCACCCGACGCAGCACGTCGCGAAGATCATCAACGGCTCGGCGGGCGACGCGAAGATCCACCCGATCAACCGCGACTCAGCGGAGCGGTACCTCGTCGTCCTGCGCGCGGGAGACGTCAAGGTCTTCGACACGGCCGGGGTCTCGATCCCGGTCAAGGGCCCCACTGCCCCGCTCTACACCCCGGACTTCTCCTACCTCTCCGGGGCTCCTGAGAACTACCGCGCGCTGACGGTTGCCGACTACACGTTCGTGGCCAATCGCACGAAGACGGTCCTCATGGACGCGGCCACGACCGCGGCGGACACGTCGGCCGCGCACGCCTTCGTCTTCGTTCGCGCGGGCGAGTACGACACCCCGTACAACATCACCCTCAAGAAGTCCGGCGGTAGCGCGCAGACCTTCCGCGTCCACACCTGGACGGGCACCAACTACAACGGCGACCCGACCGAGTTCAACACCGATATGTGGGTGCTGAACATCACGTCGCCCGGCACGGTCGGGCAGCAGTGGACGGTCACGGTCGGTACCGCTGGCGCGACCGCTTCGCACGGCACGTACAGCGTCACCGGTGCAGTCGGGGACCCCGCCGCCACGATCGCCGGCAAGCTCCGCATCGCGATGAGCGCCGGGGCGAACGTGGAGTGCTACGGCTCCGAGCAGAAGGTCAAGATCGAGATCGGCATGCTGACCGAGGCCGCCCTCGTCACCGTGACCGCGACCGCGACGAACGGGACCTATGAGTCCTTCCCCGTCCTGGAGTCGATCGACACCGAGGCGATTGCCGAGTGGTTCCGCCGCGAGATCGACGCGCACGCGGACTGGACCGCGACCCGCACCGGGGCCGTCGTCCGCGTCACCGGCGCCACCGCGATCGACACGATGGAGGCGACCTCCGGCGCGACCGATGCGCTCGTCGCGATCAATCACAGCGTCAAGCAGCCGACCGACCTTCCGCTCGTGTGCCAGGACGGCTACAAGGTCCGCGTCCGCGGCGAGACGGCCGAGAACGAGGACGACTACATCCTCAAGTTCGTCGCCAACACGGCGGCGTCCTTCGGCGACGGGTACTGGCAGGAATCGATCGACTACAGCCAGCCGTACAAGTACAACGCCACGACGATGCCGCATCAGCTCGTCCGCAAGACGGACGACCTCGCCGGCACCGTGACCGGGACCCCGAGCCAGAAGTATTTCGAGTGGGGCCCGGTCGCGTGGACGGACAAGGCGATCGGCGACTCGACGCTCGTTCCCAACCTGAGCTTCGTCGGCGACACCATCCGGGATATCTTCTTCTTCAAGAACCGCCTCGGCGTGCTCTCTGGCGAGAACGTCATCCTCAGCGAGGCCGGGCGGTACTTCAACTTCTGGCGGACCACGCTCGTCGCCGTCGTCGACTCGGACCCGATCGACTCGGCCGCCGCGCACACGAGCGTGGCCGTGCTCAACTCCGCTATCCCCTTCGACGAGCGCCTGCTTCTGTTCAGCGACCGGACGCAATTCGTCCTCACGGGCGAGCCGACGCTGACGCCGAAGTCGGTCTCCATCGTCCCGGTCCTGGAGTTCGAGAACTTCGCGCTCCCGCGTCCAGTGCCGAGCGGCCGGGGCGTCTTCTTCGCCTACAAGCGCGGCTCCTACTCGGGCGTGCGGGAGATCGTCCCGCTCGACTCGCGCGCCGCGTTCGACACGGACGATCTGACCTCGCCCGTGCCGAAGTACATCCTGGGCGAGGTCGCCGAGCTGACGGCCACGACGCTGGAAGACGTGCTCTGCGTGCTCGCCAAGGGCGACCGGACCACGCTCTACATCTACAAGTTCTATTGGGCCGGCCAGCAGAAGGTGCAAAGCGCGTGGTCGACCTACACCTTCGGTAGCGGCTCCGGGGTCCAGGGCGTCGCGTTCATCGAGAACGTCCTCTATCTCGTCATCCAGCGGGCGCAGGGCCTGTTCCTGGAGAAGATGGAGATCGGGTCCGGCCTCGTGGACACGAACGCCGGCTATCTCACGTACCTGGACCGGCGCATCACGAACGCGCAGGCCACGGCGATTGTCTACGACGGGGTCAACAACAAGACCACGTTTACCCTCCCGTACGACATCGCGGCCGGCGCGACCATGCAGGTTGTGACCCGCTGCACCGCGCCGAACAACGGCGGGGCCAACCTCACCGTGCTCGCCACGGACACGGCCGTCTCGGGCTCTCACAAGCTGACCGTCTTCGGCGATCACCGCACGACCGCGCTCTGGATCGGCGAGAAGTACACGAAGAAGTTCCGGTTCAGCGAGCCGACCTTGCGGGCGTCGTCCGGCAACGGCAGCCGCATCGTGGCCTCCGGGCGCTTGCAGATCCGTCGCGGGCTGCTCGTCTACGACCGCTCCAGCTACTTCAAGGTGCTCGTCAGCCCGCGCTACCGCGACACCTACACGCACGAGTTCAGTGGGCAGGTGCTCGGCTCGCAGCAGTACGTCCTGGGCGAGCTTCCGATCGAGTCCGGCGAGTTCTCGTTCGGCGTGATGAGCAAGGCTGACCAAGTGACGGTCGAAGTCCAGAACGACTCGCCCCTCCCGAGCAACCTCCTGAGCCTCGAATGGGAAGCAACCTATACCTCAAGGAGTACCCGCACGCAGGGCTGACCGTGCGGCCCACCGAGTGGGACGACGTCGGGCCCGTGGCGCGGGGCATGCGCTACGCCGACCGCCTGGAGGTCGACGCCAATGGGCACACCCCGGTCGACGCGCTGCTCGCCGGTGTCGCGCACAGCAAGCCCTGCTTGACCGTGCTCCACAAGGGCACGCCCGCTGCCATCTTCGGGACGGTCCCGACCAAGGAGATGGGGCTCGATGTCGGCGTGGTCTGGCTGCTCGGGACGGAGGACATGCAGATGTTCTCGCGCCCGTTCCTGCGTCACTCCCGCGACTGGCTGGACCGCCTGAGCGAGGGCTACGACTTCCTCACCAACCGGGTGGACGCCCGCAACGAGGTTCACATCCGCTGGCTCAAGTGGCTGGGGTTCACGTTCATCGCCGAGGAGCAGGTTGGCGCGTATCGGCTGCCTTTCTACACCTTCGTGAGGCTCGTTCCGCATGTGTGACCCGGTGTCGATGACTGTGGCCTCCGCGGGGCTACAGGCCGGGGGCCAAGTCTTCGGCTTCATGCAGCAGAAGGCTAACGCCAAGGCGACCAACAAGTGGCAGGAGCAGATCCACTCGCTCAACACGGAGCAGGCCACGAAGAGCGGCCTCGCTGCGTACGCGGCCCTGGCACAGCGCCGGCAGGAAGAACGCGCCAAGGCGGCCCAGGCCATCAACGAAGTCGCGCGGGACGCTGTCATGGCGCGTGGCGCGGCGCGCGTGGCGGCCGGCGAGGCGGGCGTCGGCGGGGGCTCCGTGGACGCACTGCTCTCCGACTTCTCGCGGCAGGAGCTGGAGTACCAATCCAGCGTCCTGCACGGCCAGCGCCTGAACGAGGCGCAGTTCGAGCGTGAGGGCGAAGCGATCCAGTCGCAGACCTACGGCCGGATCGTGTCGACGCTCGCCGTGCCTGCGCAGAAGCCCAACCTGTTCGGCCTGCTGCTCGGGATTGGCGGCTCGGCCCTCCAGGGCTTCGACGACGCGACCTCGTACAACAAGCAGTCCAAGTCCTTCGAGTTCGACTGAGAGGTAGGGCATGCCGCGTCAACAGGTTGGGGATCTGCGCCGGCCGGCCGAGCTGGCGCCGGTCGCCGCCCCCGTCGATACGTACTACCGCCCGAACCTCGCCGGTCCCGAACTCCAAGCCCTTGTCGACTTCTCGCCGCTGAGCGAGTCGCTGCGCGGCTTGCAGCAGGAGATGGCCGCCGGGGAGCGCGAGCGCAAGATCGAGAAGGGGATCCAGTTCGCTACGAACAACCCCGACCTCGTCAAGGAAGTGAACGAGGCGCAGCTCGCGGCGAAGACGCCGGAAGAGGCGCGCAAGTCCACGCAGGCCGCGTTCCAGAAGCTGATCGCCGAGGGCAAGCTCGACGAGGCCGCCTCGCCGCTCTTCCAGATCGGGTTCTCGCAGGCGAGCGCGCGCACCGTCATGGGCGCTTATCGCGACGCGGTCTTCGCCCGGATGGCCGAGGCGACCACGATCGTGGACGGTGAGAACGGCCTCCCCGCCGAGCCGGCCGACCCGCAGGCCATCATGGCGGAGGAGTTCGAGAAGCTCGCCGGCAACGTCGCGCTGCGCAACCACTACGGCGCGCAGACGGCGGCCGAGCTGCGGCAGCAGATCGACGACGAGTTCACCGGCAAGGTGGCGGCGGAGCGGACCTCGGCCGTTCGGGAGCGCCACCGCACGCTGCTGCGCAACGACATGACGCAGCGGATCGGGGCGTGGACCAACCTCGCCCAGGTGACGGACGAGGACCGCGCGCAGCTCACGGAGTTCATCTCCAAGGAAGTCCACGCGAAGAACGTCAGCGACCCGCGCGGGCTCGCGCTGGAAGCCTTCGAGGCCGCGTTCGCGCAGGCCGCGGACAAGCGCGCGGGCGGGGACGCGGAGACCGCCATCCGCCTGATCGAGGACGCAGAAGAACTCCAGATCGGCGGCGTGAAGCTCGGCGAGGACGCGAGCGCGAGCCTGCGCCTCAAGGAGCTCAAGCGCCAGTACGAGCGCCAGAAGGACCAGGACGAGGACGAGGAGTACCGCGGGCGGGACCGGAAGAAGCAGGCCGCGATCGACAAGGCGCAGCGCGAGCTGCTGCCGGTCCTGTTGGAGGAGCACGAGAAGGGGGGGAGCGTCGAACGCGCGTACGACCTCCTGCGCGAGAAGATCGCGGGCGACACCGAGTTCGGCGAGTACGGCGGGGTCGCGGCGGAGTGGCTGCGCGACTACAAGAACACGCTCCAGAATACGAAGAGCAGCGACCGCTCCGTTACCGACGCGGTCGACGTCATGCTCGCGCGCCGCGATACGAAGGGCGCCCGCGCGATGCTGGACGCCGCCCTCTACGACGACGCGACGGCCATCTCCGGCCGCGACTACGCGACCTACCTGGAGAAGATCCGGGAGGCCGAAGACATCGCTCCGGAAATGGAGCAGACGACCATCTACCAGGACTACCGCTCGCGCATCGCTCAGGGCCGCCGGCTGCAAGGCTTCCCGGCGGAAGTGCAGGCCAAGCACGACGAATTCTACGACAGCCTCGTGCAGCAGTTCGACGAGGAGGTTGAGGAGGTCGTCCGCGCCACGCGCGGCCAGCCGAACGCAAACGCTGCGCGCCGCGCCTTCGTCCGCGAGCGCGGGCAGAAGGTCATGGAGGCGATGCGCCTGCGCGAGACGGAGATCCGCGCCAAGCAGACGCAGTTCGACTCCGAGCTTGCGAAGCTCAACCGCCAGCGCCTGCCGGCCGACGACCTCATCGCCGCGTACCAGGGCGATCTGACCGCGGAGCAGGTGGCCGCCGCTCGCGCCATGAACGACGAGGCGCAGAGCCGTAAGGATCTCTTCGAGGCGCCGGAGTCGCGCCGGGTGCTCGACAGCATCGACCGCGCCGTGGCGAACTCGGGTCTGGAGGGCTTCGACGCCGATTCCCTGCGCAGCCTGCTGACGGACAAGTTCTACACGGCGGCCAACAACCGCCTCGACGAAGTCCTGCCCAACACGCCCCCGGCGCAGCTCCCGCACCGCTGGCGCGGCATCCTCAGCGAGCTGGACAAGGAGATGCAGTCCGCGGCCGGCAGCGAGATCAAGGACGCGGCCAAGCGCGTCAGCAAGGGCGAGGAGCCGCTCAAGGCGATCGAGGGCCAGCAGGAACGCAACCTCGACCGCGACAACTCGGACGCGTTCGCCAAGGCGCTCCGCAGCGGGCAGGGAGTCACGAAGAACTCCACGTTCCTGCCGCGCAACCCGCACGTCTCGCCGTCGTTCTATGAGATGTACGCGGACCACGTCTCTGGCCACTGGACGCTGTCGCGCTTCGGCAAGGTCCCGCGCGACGAGGTCGTCAACAAGGCCGCCATCGAGACCGGGCGCATCCTGAGCGACGCCAACCTCAGCCCGAAGGAACAAGGCGAGGCCGTCGCAGCGATGTACTCGATGGTCGGCATGAAGCCGGAGTTCCTGCTCGCCGACGAAATCACCGTCGAACGCCCCGCGTCCGTGCGCGAGAAGGCCGAGCGCGAACTCAAGTGGTATCAGAACGCGATCGAGCTAGGCGGCCTCAGCTCCTCCTACCACAAGGAGGCCGCCCGCCTGCGCGAACTCATCACCCCGAAGAAGGTTCCGATCAAGGGCGTCAAGTTCAATCCGTACACCACGCCGGTGTTCGAGTCCGAGACGCAGCTCAATTTCATGGCGCAGCGTGAGCCTGCCAAGTGGAAGGCAATCCTGGCCCGTATTGGAATCGACGCGGAGAACCCGGATCAGGAACGCGAATTTGTCAAGCATCAGCTCGACGCCATCGCCCGTGTGAGGACGGATGCCTAACTTCGATTTCGAGCAACTCAAGGCCGAACGAAGACGGGATCTTTTCATCGGGAGCAAGAATGAAGATCAAGCATCCGCTGGGCAAGGTCGGCCCGCTTCCCCTTTCGGAGAAGATCAGGAAGCCCAGCAAGGACAAGAAGGCGGCGGCTTCCTCTCGGCACTCGGCGATGTCGCTCTCGCTCCTGTCCGCGGTCTTGAAGGGGCCGCCCAAGACCTCTACGGACTAGGCGACACGCTCGTCGGCGGCGCGCTGCCGGACTACAACAAGCGCCTCTTCGGCGAGAGCAAGACCGCGGTTGGCGGCATCGTCGAGAGCGTCGTCAACTTCGGCGCCGGCTTCCTGCCCGTCGTCGGCTGGCTCGGAAAGGCCGGACGCGTCGGGCGCACGATCAACCTTACGACCAAGGCCGAGCAGGCGCTGCGCGCTGCCGGGCAGGTCGGCAAGGCGCGCGCGCTCGCCGGCACGCGGGCCGCGGTCGCTGGTGCGGCGGCGGACTTCGCCGTGTTCGACGGGCACGAGGCCCGGCTCTCGAACATCCTGAACGAGTACCCGGCCCTCGCGAACCCGATTACGGAGTTCCTCGCGGCCGACGACAGCGACCCGGAGCTGTTCGGCCGCGCGAAGGCGGCCGTCGAGGGCATCGGCCTCGGCCTCTTCACCGACGCGGTCCTGCTGGGCGTCAAGGCGCTCAAGGCTGGCCGTGCTGCGCGGGCCGCGGGTGCGGGCCCCGAAGAAGTCCAGGCCGCGATGGATGCGGCCGTGCCGCCCAAGCAGCTCGACGACGCCTTGGAGCGTGCGGCGCGCGGCGAGGCGGTCGATCCCTCCGAGGTCTTCTCGGCCGTCGAGAAGGAGATCCAGCTCACCGAAGAGTTCGAGAGCGGCAAGCGCAGCATGCGCGAGCTCGAAGGCCAGGGCGACCCCTTGGCCGAGATGGAGCTGCTCGGCAACGAGGGGCTCGGACTGCGAATCGGCGATATCGAGGTCCCCGCGGTCGGCGACGTCCGCCGTGTCCCCAAGCAGGAGTCCCTGCTCCGCCACCTGGGCCTCGAAGACGAGGACATCGGCAAGATCAAGGCGCAGCTCGACGATCGCATGGCGCGCATGGAGGACGCTTCGGGCGTTCCCAACGACGCCAGCACGGCCGCGCTCAACCCGCGCAAGCTCTCGAAGAGCGAAAAGCTGGAGCTGGCCCTCACCAAGGCCAAGCTCAACCTCTCGCGTTTCAAGGGCCCCGAGCGGGCGATGGAGCTGATCCGCACCTACGAGGATCTCTTCAAAGAGACGATGGAGGAAGGCGTCGAGAACCTCCAAGCGCAGACCTTCGAGCAGCTCGACGACGCGTCCTGGAAGGCCCTGCGCGACATCGTCCACGCGGGCGGGGACGGCCAGTCCCTGATGCGCACGGTTCAACGCCGGGTCGGCGCGCTGAACGCAAGCCTGCCGCGGATCAACGCCGAGATCCGGGCGATGAAGTCCCTCATGCTCGGCTATGGCGACGCTCTGGCTGGCAAGCTCGACGAGGCGCTCAAACCGCAGATCGCCGGCCAGCCCGCCAACGCGGCGCTGCTCGAAGTCAAGGAGATGGCCGAGACGTACGCGGACCTCGTCGCGGGCGTGAAGGGCCTCCTGGCGGAACAAGGCCGGGGCCTGGGCGCGAACCGCATCGAGACGCGGCAGATGGTCTCGACCGCGGACCTGCTCGACGACGCGCAGGAGACGATCGCGCGCGAGATCCAGAACGCTGGCGGCGCGGACGCGCTCGTGAAGCTCGCGGGGCAGCTCAAGCTCGCGCTCTCGAAGGGCGGGACGGAGGGTGCCGCGGCGGCCACGAAGATCGCGATGGCGAGCAGCTCGCGCCGCTTCTTCAACGTCGTCAACGAATACTGGATCAACGCGATCCTCAGCGGCTCGAAGACGATGGTTGTCAACGGCCTGGGCGGCGTGATGACGTCGATCTACCGGCCGCTGGAGTCGATGTTCGGGGCCGGGCTCCAGCACGCGCTTGCTGGCGCTCGCGGAGACCGTGCCGCGAGCAAGGCGTACGCCGAGGTCTTCGCGGACGCCGCGCACGAGCTGACCGGGCTCATCACGGCGGCGCCCGAGGCGCTGCGGATGGCGGCCATCGCCATCAAGAGCAATGAGAACCTGCTCGACCCGTTCGCCCGTGTCGGGGACGTCCCGGCCCGCGACACGCGTGCGATCCAGGCGCGCACGTTCAATGTCGATGCGGACAGCACGACGGGCCGCGCGATCGACTTCACCGGGCGCATCGTCCGCCTGCCGGCGCACATCCTGAGCGGCACGGACGAGTTCATCAAGCAGATGAACTACCGCGCGAGCGCGCGCTCGAAGCTCATGCGCGAGGCGGTCCGCAAGGGCATCCCGCCTGACAGCGTCCCCGGCTACGTGGCGGATCAGATGGACAAGCTGATCTACCAGGGGCAGGCGTACAGCAGCCAACAGCTCTACAAGCGCGGCCTGGACGAGGCGACCAAGAAGGGCATCAAGAGCCCGCCGAAGATCCGCGACTTCGCGCGCGAGTACGTCAAGAAGAATCACGATCCGACGCTGAGCGCGCTCTCGAAGTTCGCGCTCGACCACGCCGAGGAGGTCACGTTCACGCGCGCCCTCACGCCGGGAACGATCAGCGCCACGGTGCAGAACGCGGTCAACGCGCACCCCTTCCTGCGCCTCGTGATGCCTTTCGTCCGCACGCCGATCAACATCGCGAAGTTCACCGGCCAGCGGGTCGACGCGATCGGCGCGGTCCAGGCCCTGCACGCGATCACCTTCGGGGACGCGGCCAAGGTGCTCGAAAGCTCGAAGCGCCGCCTCGTGCTCGACGCGCTCGGCAACGATCCGCGCCGCAAGGCCGACGCGCTCGGCCGGATCTCGGCCGGGGTCAGTATGGCCGCCTGGGGCTTCCACCTTGCGACCAACGGGCAGATCACGGGCCGCGGCCCGAAGGATCCCGAGCAGCGCAAGATCCTGGAGCAAGCCGGCTGGATGCCGTACTCGTTCAAGACGGACACGGGCTACATCAGCTACGCCCGGATCGACCCGTTCGCGACGCTGCTCGGCACGTTCGCGGACATCGGCGAGTACGCGCGCAACGCTTCGGCCGAGGATCAGAGCACGGCGGAGAGCCTTGCCAACGCGGTCGTCGTCGCCTTCGCGAACAACTTCACCAACAAGAGCTACCTCACCGGCCTGGGGAACATCGTCGAAGCGCTTGAGGACCCCGGCGCCAAGGTCCCGAAGATCCTGCAACGGTACGCGGCCTCCTTCGTGCCGAGCGCCGTGTCGCAGCTCACGCTGCCCGCGGGGGACGAGTCGACGCGCGAGGTTCGCTCCCTGCTGGATGCCGCCATGTCCCGCGTGCCGGGCCTGAGCGACAACCTTCCGCCCATGCGCAACGTGCTGGGCGAGCCCATCAACCGCGTGCGCGCGCTGGGCGCGGACACGGTCGGCTACTTCGCGGACTTCCTGATGCCGGTCGCGTACCGCAGCGTCAACGACACGGAGGTCGCGAAGGAGCTTGGCACTCTCGGCCACGGCTTCACTCCGCCGAAGGCCATCCAGAACGGGATCGACCTCAGCGCGATGCGCTCGCCCAGCGGGCAAACCGCATACGACCGTTGGGGCGAGCTGCACGGCGAAGTCAAGATCGGCGGCAAGACGCTCAAGGCGGCACTGCGCAAGACGATTCGCTCGGCGGAGTATCAGAAGCTCTCGCCGGTCAGCACGCCCGAGTTCGACAGCCCCCGAATCCCGATCGTGAGCGGGATCGTTCAAGACTACCGCAGGGCGGCGTGGCGCCAGCTCTTGCGGGAATTCCCCGAGCTGGCCGCCCTCGACCGTCAGTTCTACCGCACGAAGCGGCAACTGGCCTTGGGCAAAGACCCCCGACAACTGACGGAGTAGAGCATGAAGCATCTGGAGAAGAACACGCAGGCCCCGATGTGGCCTGTCACCGCGGAGCTGCGTCTGACGGATCAGGCGCTCGTCGTCGATACGGCGGGCACGTGGTATCAGGCGGCCGGCAACAAGATCACGCCCGCCGCCTCGTTCGCCGCGTCCGCGCACAACACGAAGGGCGCGCTGACGCTCGACGCCGCGACCAACAAGGGCGTGCTCGTCGGGCCGGGCACGTGGCGCGTCCGCGGGTTCATCATTCTGACGAACACGCACGCGTCGACCGCCGCCATCGTCAAGGCCGCGCTCACCGACGAGGTCAGCTCGGGTTCGACCACGCTCCACTACGAGGCGCACCCCGTCACGCTGCTTGGCACCGCTTCCGGCGAGGTCGTCAATCAGGCGCGCATCCCGATCGACATCCTGCTGACGTTCTCCGTCGCCAAGTACGTCGTCGTCCGCGCCGCGCTCGGCACGGCCGCCACGACCGGCAACTGCAAGGCGAAGTCGACCATCATGTTCGAGAAGGTCGCGAACGTCAACGAGTGATCTGTCCCTGAGTCCCCGGCACGAGGTTCTATAGATGGCTCTCGCAAATGTCACCTATGTGGGCGTGGCGGGGACTCAGATTTACACGATCCCGTTCCCGTTCCTTGCGCAAGCCCACGTCAAGCTCAAGGTCAACGGCGTTCAGAAGACGATCACGACCGACTACACGATCAACGGCGCCGGCACGCAGCTCACGATCATCAACCCGACGATCGTGAACGGCGACCAAATCTACATCAACCGGGAGACCCCGAAGACGGCCGCGGACCGGCTAGTCGATTGGGCATCGGGGTCGGTTGTGACCGAGTCCAACATGGACACGGCCGACCTCCAGCTTCTGTACATCGTTCAGGAAGCGTTCGACGGGGCGGACACTGCTCTGCCCCTCGCGACCGACGGCTCGGGCGTGTGGGACGCCGAGGGCCTCAAGATCAAGAACCTGGGCGCCCCCACGCTCGCCGCGGACGCCGTCCGCAAGCAGGATCTCGACGCGGCCGTCATCAGTTCCGGCAACCTGCCGTCCGTCTCCGGGGCAGACAACGACTCCGGCCTCGCCGTCACTGGCGGCGCGTGGGCCGTCCGTACGCCTTCGCAGATGCGGACGCATCTTGGCCTGGGCGACGCCGCGCTCAAGACGGTCGGCGTTGCGAACGGAAACGTGCCGGCGATGGGCGCGTCCGGCTACCCCGCGGCGAGTGGGCAGCTCATCGACCTGTCGGCCAACCCGGCGATCACCGCACTGCAAGCGGCCGACGTGTCGCTCGACACCCGCGTGGACACCGTCGAGGCCCTCTTCAACAACGTCGGGTACTACCGCTTCAACGGCTCGGCGCTCCCGGACAACACGAGTGGCACGTGGTTGACCGACTCCAGCGGCACGATCGGGCGCTACGGCCCGATCTTGATGTCGTCCCACAATCAGTCGGGACTCATCAGCACTGGCGGCGGTAACTACTTCCAGTTCGATGTGGCCGGTACCTACTCGCTTGAGTTTCACATTCTGTGGTCGAACAGCGACCCGACCGATCAAGCCAATCCGCGCTGGGCTGTCACGAACGACACTGGCACGGTGGTTCACTTGAACGACGGTCCGGGCGTCACGCTCGATGTCAATGCGAAGATGACGATCCAGGGCGCGATCGTCTTGACCGTCACGGCCGGACAGCGCGTCGCCCTTCGCATGCGCAACAACGCCGCAGTCGGAGTCGGGGTCGTCATCCCTACCAATCAGAGCAACGGCTCGTTTGCGGGTGGGTGCTACGCAGTGATTCGGAGGCTCGCCTGATGGAATCCGAGGAAACGCTGCTCATCGCGGTCGGCCGCTTGGAAGGCAAGCTCGACGCGCTCATTTTCCGGATCGGCGGGCTGGAACAGAAGGTCGAAGGCATCACCGAGCGTGTCGCCGCACTGGAGCGGTATCGCTCCTGGGTTCTCGGCGCCGCCGCGGCCATCGGCGTGGTGGCAGCCTACGGATTCAAACTGCTGGGGGTCTAATGGCTCGCTCGCATCGCCTTTTGAACGGCCAGTCCGTGGCCGGGCAGAGTTCCATTGTCCACCCGCAGCGCAACGCGGACGAGACGGGAATCTTCCAAATCCGCATCACCGGCGGCACGCCCGACGCGACCATTCGCTGCGAGGGTCGGGCCGACGAGAACGCACCGTGGTACACGATCGCCACGCTGAACGAGGGGGACCTCGTCGGCGGCACCGCGGCCGTGGCCGTTCCTCTGTTCCCGCAGATGCGGGCAAACGCGTCCGAGGTCACGTCGGGCAATGCCAACGCGTGGCTCGTGGAGTGACTAATGGCCCAGCAGACTCATCTCATCGTCAATCAGGCCGTCGCCGGCAACAGCGCGATCGTCCACTGCTCGCGCCGCAAGGACGAGGCCGGCCTGTTCGTAGTCCAGCTCACGGGCGGAGGCTCGAACACCTGTACGGTCCGCCTGATGGGCCGCGCCGACAGTAACGCGCCCATGTACGTGGTCGACGAAATCACGGACGTGGAACTCGTGGCCGGCGTCGGGGCCGCGATCGTGGCGCTCTTCCCGCAGATGCGGATCGACGTCATCGCCGTGGGCGGAACGACCCCGTCCCTCAACTGCTGGCTCGTGGAGTGACCCCATGTCGAAAACGACCCGAATGCTGACGGCCGCGCCGGACGGCACTACCAACAGCGAAGTCGTTCACTGCCAGCGGAGCAAGGACGAAACCGGCATTGTCCAGGCGAAGCGCAGCGCGGATACGGTGGGCTGGGGCACTGGCCTGCTCGTCCAAGGCCGCGCCAGCTCGCTCTGCGGCTGGTTCACGCTGACGAGCTTCGTCGATGCCGACTTCGACACCGACCCCAACGGGGGGCTGACCTACGCTGAGGTCGTCCAGCTCTTCCCACAGATGCGCATCGTCTCGGCGGCTCAGAACGGGGGAGGCACCGTCGATGCTTGGCTCATCGAGTGACGACCTGCTCGCTCAGCTCCACGACAAGACCGTGCGCGAGCTTCTCCGCAAGATCGAATCCGGCGAGGCCACCGCGGCGGACCTGGGCGTAGCGCGGGCCCTCCTGCGCGACAACGACATCACCGCCAAGCCGGCGAAGGGCACGCCCATCTATCAGCTCACGGAGCGGCTGCCCTTCGTTCCGGAAGAGCCGCCGCTCCGCGATGCCCAGGACGGCTAGAGGATCGGCCTGTAGGTCAGTCCGTGCCTCCGCGCGAACTCGTCGACGAGGCCCTTCGTGTACTCCCCCACGGCCTTGACGATCGCAGCGCCGTCTTGCGAGTACGCCGCGGCGTACCGCTCTTGTGCGTTGGCATTCACCAACTCCTCAACGAGCGGGTGTCGCCCGATGATGGCGACGAAGGACGCATGAAACTCCAGCGTCGCCGGGCCGATCATGCTCAGCCCGCACTCCCGGCAGTGGGGGAGGGGTGAGACGTGGAAGCTCAGATCGGCCCGGTTGTAGCCGAGCGTGGCGATCTCGGCCATCTACGTACCCTGCTCCGCATGCGCGGCGCTGAGCAGCGCCTTGGCCGCGTTGGACATCTTCCCCTTCGGCGCGCGCGCCTTCGGCAGCGGGATGTTCTCGCGGATGAAGTACGCATGCAGCGAATTGTAGGACGCGTGCAGCACATGGCGGAAATCAGATGCCTGATCGGCCTCCGCCTTTGCCATCGCCTTGCGCAGCAGTGCCGCGATCCGCAGCCCGTCCTTCTCTGCCTCTGACGTCGGCCGCGACTCAGCCGCGATCTGCGCCTTGATGGCCGCGATCTTGGCCTCCAGCTCAGCGAGCTGCACTTCCTTGGGCCGGTTGGGACCGCGCCCACGCTTCTTCGGCGGCGCATCCACATGCGTCTTCGCCGTAGGAAGCTCCGTAGGCACACGCCCATTGGCAACGTGCTTCGTGCGCGCGGGTGCCGCGATGTCCATCACTCCTCCTCGGGTCACGACTCTTCTTCTCTGTACTCGGGCCACCTGACTCTCCTTGCATAGTCGGGAACATCCCCGCCGCGTTCATTCCAAACTAGGGAGCACCGCTTGTCAACAGTCGATCAGCTCGACGACTTTCGGAACGTGCTCTGCTACGTCTGGAAGAAGCTCGGCCTCCCTCCGCCGACCGACATCCAGTACGACCTTGCGCACTGGTTCCAACACGGACCCCGACGTCGCGTCATCGAGGCGTTCCGTGGCGTGGGCAAGAGCTGGATCGCGTCGACCTACACCGTCGACTGCCTGCGCAAGGACCCGACTCGGCAGTTCCTGATCCTGTCGGCCTCGAAGCAGCGCGCGGACGACTTCTCGACCTTTGCCCTGCGCCTCATTCAAGAGATCGACATCTTCCAGCACCTGCGCCCGCTGGACCATCAGCGCAACTCGAAGATTTCGTTCGACGTCGCGCCGGCCCCCGTGAGCCATGCGCCTAGCGTGAAGAGCCTGGGGATCAACAGCCAGATCACCGGCTCCCGCGCCAGCGACATCATCTGCGACGACGTCGAGGTCACGAACAACTCGGCGACGACCCTGATGCGCGAGAAGCTCCAGGAGTCGATCAAGGAGTGCGACGCGATCATCAAGCCGGGCGGGATCGTCACCTTCCTGGGCACGCCGCAGACCGAGCAGTCGATCTACAACCTGCTCGCCGAGCGCGGCTACGAGCGGCGGATCTGGCCCGCCCGCTACCCGACCCCGGAGCAGGCTGGCGTGTACGGCACCGCGCTCGCGCCGATCATCCGTACGCACCTGGGCAAGGACGCCTCGCTCAGCGGCAAGCCGACCGACCCCAAGCGGTTCAACGAGTTCGACCTCATGGAGCGGGAGGCGTCGTACGGACGCGCCGGCTTTGCGCTCCAGTTCATGCTGGACACGCGCCTGAGCGATCAGGACCGCTACCCGCTCAAGCTCTCCGACCTCGCGATCATGGACGTCCACCCCGACGTCGCGCCGGAAAAGATCGTGTGGGGCCGCTCGCCCGAGCTGGAGATGCGCGACCTGCCCTGCGTCGGCTTCAACGGCGACCGCTTCTACCGCCCGCTCGCGCGCGTGGGCGCGATGGTCCCGTATCAGGGCTCCGTGCTCGCGATCGACCCCTCGGGCCGCGGCACGAACGAGACTGGCTACTGCATCCTCAAGATGCTCAACGGCCAGCTCTTCCTGCCCGAGCTGAGCGGCGTCGTCGGTGGCTACGAGCCCGCGACGCTGGAGATGCTCGCCGAGCGCGCCAAGCACCACAAGGTCAACAAGATCGTCGTCGAGACCAACTTCGGCGACGGCATGTTCTCCGAGCTGCTCAAGCCGCACTTGCAGCGGATCTACCCCTGCGTTGTCGAAGAGGTCAAGCACTACACGCAGAAGGAAGCGCGGATCATCGACACGCTAGAGCCGGTCATGTCGCAGCACCGGCTGGTCGTCGACCCCAAGGTCATCCAGGCGGATCAGCGCGTGCGGCAGGGTGTCAGCGCGGAGCATCAGCTCGCCTATCAGCTCTTCTACCAGATGAGCCGGCTGACGCGGGACCGCGGCTCGCTGCGCTTCGACGACCGCGTCGACGTGCTCGCCATCGGCGTCAAGTATTGGACGGATCAGATGGGCCGCGAGGTCGACAAGGCCATGCGCGACCGCCTGTTGCGCCAGTCCGACGAGGGCATCCGGAAGTTCATTGCTTCGGCGTCTCGCTTGAAGTCTCAGCCGGCGCGGCTGCCGAGCTGGCTTGCTCAGAATCGGACGTTTCGGTGATGGTCTGACCGGGCTCGGTGCCGTGCTCGCGGTAGGAGTGGAAGTCGCGCGCGAGGATCGTCTTGAACACGGCCTTGCACCGCGCACACGGCCAATCCAGTAGCGGCGGCGGCTGATGGTCGACCACGTTACGAACGTCGGGTTCCATGCGCATCCTCGCTTCGCTGGCCCACAATCAAGCGCACCACGTGTGCCCACGTGTTCCGGATAGCTTCCTTCTCGTCGCGCGCTAGGGCAGCCAGATAGTCCAGCAGCGCGTTCTCGATCCCCTGCAACCTGTCCAGCTCGCGTGTAACCCGCTCGTACGCCTGTATTCGCTCTATGGGAAGGTCCGGCCGCTGCCGCAGAAGCGCGTTGCGCATGACCATATTGTCATGTGCCGCTTTCCAGTGGTTCGCTTCCCGTACCAGCTCCTTCACCCGCTCCACCGTCTCCGGATCCATCTCGACCTGCCTCCTTGAACGCGCATTCCGATGCTGGCGCGAAGATCCACGCGAAGTGCCGGCAGCAGAGGTAGACCGTCAAGTTGTGTCGGACCGGCATCGGATCGTCGGAAAGGATCTCTTCGCCCGCCTTGTGCGTAGCAGGTGCGTTGCACATCACACAGTGCTCGCCCCGGCACGCGGCTGATACGAAGTGCGTCACGCCCAGGAGGCTACCCGGTGCTCCGCCTGATCTCAACCCTCTGCCTCGCTCTCCTCGCCTCCTGCGCGACCCCGCACGCCCGAGTCTCGAATCCGGTCCCGGTCAGCCGCGAGCACAGCGCGCTCAACGACGCGCTCGCCCGCAGCGCCCCGCTCCTGCGCCCGGGCGTCACGGTGCAACTCTACCTCGTCGACCTCGACCACGTCAGCCGCCTGGGGGAGACCGAGTCCGATGGCTGCGGGAACTTCATCGTCCGCATCGACCCCGACCTCGACCAAGACCTCCAGGTCGCGACCTGGATCCACGAGCTGGCCCACGTGCTCTCCTGGCAGGCAGGTTCCCGCTTCGCTGGGAGCCACGGGGCAGCCTGGGGAGTGGCCTACTCGGAAGTCTATTCCTACCTCGTCGAGCTTTGATGGACAGGATGGGAGAGGACGGGGAGAGCTAGACAGGTAGACAACAGGTTTCTAGCAGGGTCCAGGTGGATTCTAGGAGTGTTCAAGCATGGTCAACATCCTTGGCCTGCTTGGCGAAGCCATCCAGTGGCTAGCCTCCTGGGCACCCCGCCTCCTCGTCCTGAAACCCTCAGAGGCTGCGGTCAAGTACCCCTGCGGGAAGACCTCCGTACCTCTCGGTCCTGGAGGGCTGCACATCTACTGGCCGATCGTCACGCCGGTGGAGAAGACCTCCGTGGTCGGGCAGGTGTTGAACCTGACCGAGCAGAAGCTCGTCACCCTCGACAACGTCCCCGTCCTGGCCTCCGGGCTGTGTGAGTACGAGGTCACGGACGTGGTTGCATTCCTGGCCGAGAAGGAGAACGCGTTCTCCGCGATCGACGACGTCGCTACCGCAGCCATCGAGCGGGTCGTCACTTCGAGCACGTACGACGCACTGCGTCTCGGCCGCCCTTCCATCCGCCGCCGCCTCACCCGTGCCTGCCAGCGCGAGCTGGAGCCCTACGGCGTCCACGTCATCAAGGCCCGCCTCACCGACTTCGCCCCCGCAACCGTCCTCTGCATCGCCGGCCTGCCAGCCTCGATCACCCTGGAGAGATCCCATGAGAGCAACTCGTAGCGGCGGAGCGCGCGGCGCGAATGCCGGTGGCGTCGGGAGCCTGCCCGCGATGATGGGCCCGGGCGGGATCAACCCGCTGGCCCTCGCTAGCCCTCTCGATCAGCTCCCGCAGGAAGACGGGATGAGCCTGTGGGAGCTGCTCCAGCTCCTGCTGATCCAGCAGCAAGGCGCCTCGATCTCCGGCAACCCCGACCGCGACATCACGATCAACGGCGTCCCGCCGGGCTTCCACGGCTCGCGCTCGCAGCGCGCCCCGGGAGGCGGCGGGATCGGTGGGGGCGGCGACCCGTTCCCCGGAATGCCTCCGCCCGTGCGTCAGCCGGGCACCGGCGTGACCCCCGAGCCCGACCCCGAGACGCTCGCCGCTCTCGCGGCGGCTCTCGGGGCGGAGGACAACCCGCTGCTCATCGGCTCGGGAGCGGCGCGCAAGCGCAGCCTGCTGCGCCACGTCCCCGGCCGTCTCACTCAGGCTCTGCCCGGTGCCAACCGCGGCGTCAAGGCCGAGGGCACGTCCACGTCGAGCGGATACATCCGCAGGAGCTTCGCAGGATGAGCGACATCAAGAACCGCCGTACGGTCGATCTCTCGCGTCTCGTGCGGCCCAGCCCTGCGAAGCCGGCGCCGAAGCGTCAAGCCGAGCCGGAGCGGATCCGGAAGCTCGGGAACAAGAAGCCCAAGGGCGGGAGCATGGGCGCTACGGCCTAGCGAGCCACTTCCGCAGCAGGCGTGCGAGGAGCGATCCCACGTACCCGACGATGCAGCCCAGGCCGAACGTGCCGATCACGAGCAGCAGCGTCAACGCTTCTGCGGGGCTTTTCATCTTCCTCCGGTCCTCCAGGCCGCGAGCGCGGCGCGTCCGCTCTCGATGGCTTGTACGAACGTGCGACACGAGTGCAGCCCGTCTCGCGTGCCGCCGCAGTCGCATCCGAGATGGTGCCCAC